ATGGTGTTGTTGGCTATCTCAACATTGCTGCCAACAGGCCCTGCTGTGTAAACTTCTGTGAAATTGTCATTTACTGCGGTAAAGGCTTCGCGCAGGCCCTCACCGGTGCCATCATTGCCGGTGGTGCCCACATTGATTATCTGTTGTGTCATAGGTAAGCCATGTCCTCTCAGAGTATTTAGCTTGATCACCTATTTGAGTTTTTGGCTAAATTTCTTTGGACTCTAAACGCTTTTGAAAGGTCATAATGTCAACATGTGCCAAATTAGGCACACCCTGTAGATCTCGTATTTCAGCAGTGGTTTCTCCAACCACTCGAAAAAAACTTGTTTTGGGAAAATCCTTGGCAATTTGTTTGATTTGCCGAGTCCAGTTGCCAGTAAATGTAGGGTTGGCCGAACTTTTTTTGTAGAATTCTGTGTCAGCATAGCAGTTGTTAAATCTGCCTGTGCGATTTGGTCCCATGTCAAAACCTATCAGATAGATCACTGCGGCTCCATCCAGTGCAGATTGTGCCACTGCCACTGGTCCTGAACTGTATCCAAAATACTGTTGAGCAATACGCTGGGCGCCTGTACCAGGCAAGGGCTTGCGAGTGTAGTGTTTATGTGTTTGGCTGTAGCCTTCATGCTGAATGCGTTCGCTTATGGGAGAGTCTGTTGATATCAACACATCAGGCGTAAATTCTCGATAGATGGCGTTACAGCCATACACACGACCAAGCGTTTTTAGCAAGTTCAAATCAATCAGTTGACGACTTATGCCGTTACCAAGTACAAATGCTGGGCTCATAAAAAAAATCCTCCCAGTATGTATCTGAGAGGATTGGAGGGGTGTTACAAATTAAGAAGTAACATTGTCCACAATGCCCAGATCCAACAGATTTTGCTGTCCTGATGATACTGTGCCAGAATTGGCCGCGCCGGTGGTTCCTGACTTGATCACTGTGCCTTCGTCAGTGAAGAAGTTGGTGCTAAAGCGTTTGTCCGCAATCACTGAAGTGGCTGCATAGGTTGACCCGCCAGCCCAGTCCAGCAAAAACTTGTTGGTCAGCTTGCTGATTGTGGTAGCAGTTGAATCACCTGTGGTAAAAGTAATGGCCATTAGTCCTGCGGAAGGAGTGGTGTCATCGTCCAGCACACATACACCTACTGAATTGGCAGTACCGTTGCCGTCACCCACTGTGGTAGCGGTGAATATAATGCCTACGCCAAAATTGCTGGGAGCCCCTGCGGCTGTCCAGTTTGTGGTTCCGACTGCGGTTATCTGATACGCTTGACCAACCACAAACGCACCTCCGGTGACTCCGGTGGTATCACCCACTAGATATTTGTGAGAACCTTTTTGGCGTATGATATAGCCTGTGGCAGATCCAATTCCCGAGCCCGAAGGAGCTGCAATGTTGACAGTGACGTCAATTCTGGGATTGGTTGCTGAAGGTGAATCTGTTGGTGCTGCACCACCCACCACACCAAGATACTGAGTGGTGTTTAGTGTGTCAGCTGTGTTGACCACCGGTGCTGTGAGTGACCCAAAGTTGGGAAAACCAAGATCAACGTCAACGCTTGCGCCGCTGTTGCCTGATCCAGTTGATGATTTTTGAATTTTAAGAGGACGTCCCATTTTTGTTTCTCCTTAAAGAAGTCCGATCGGAGTTCTAGTCCGTACGCGGCGGGTTAAACCGCATAAAACACCTGATTGTGTTGACAAGTATTTAGCGAAAATGTAAAATAGTACTCGCCTGAAGCGTAAATACTCCAATGAATTCAAACGATCTAATAGAAGCTGGCAATCAGCATCGCGCCACGAATGATCCCAAACAGGCCTTGCAATGTTATGCCATGGCCTTTGTGCAGGATCCAGACTCTGCAGCCGCTTTCAACAACTATGGCAATGTCATGCGTGAGTGCGGATATCCTGTCCGCGCCATACCTTTTTTGCAACATGCTATCGTGTTGGATCCCAATAATATCACAGCCAAATTTAATCTAGCTGTGAGTTGGTTGCTCATGGGCAACTACCAACAGGGTTGGCCAGCCTATGAAACCCGCTGGAATTACGAACATCTTGCAGGAACAGAGCCCAAGTTTGCACAACCACGTTGGAGTGGTCAAGATCTTCGAGACCGAACTATTCTTGTGATAGGTGAACAAGGTCATGGTGATTGTGTTCAATTTGTGCGTTTTGTTTACAATTTGCACGTGATGGGTGCCCGGGTCAAACTACAAGTCACAGACGGTTCGATTCCGCTGCTGGGCACCAGTGACATCATGCAGGTGGCAGGATATGGTGCTGACATGGGCGAATTTGATTACTGGATTCCTATCATGAGCATTCCTGGCATACTGGGTGTGACTCTAGATAACCTACCCCGAATACAAAGTTACATGAATGCCAATACTGGGTTGATAAAACTGTGGCAAGATCGCTTAGGACCCAAATACAAAATGCGTGTGGGAATTTCCTGGAGTGGTCGCAGAGACGCTTGGCTCAATCAACACAAAGGTGTACCGTTTGATCAAGTGCTGGTCATGATTAAACGTCATGCTGAATATGAGTGGATTAGTTTACAAGTGGATGCTACCGCCGATGAACAACAGGCATTGGCCAACGCTGGTGTCAAACTTTGGCCAGGTGCAATCAACAGTTTTGCTGACACAGCAGCATTGATGATGCACCTGGATGTTGTTGTCAGTGTGGATACTGCTATCACTCACTTGGCTGGTGCCTTGGGACGTCCAGTATGGGTCATGCTCAATGCGTTTGCCACAGACTGGCGTTGGTTGTTGGATAGAGATTCAAGTCCTTGGTACTCTAGTGCCCGTTTGTTTAGGCAACCTGAGCAGGGAGACTGGCCCAGTGTTTTGAAAAAAATAGAACAGTATCTGGCCTGGTTTAAAATTTAATACTGGCACAGTTGGTACCGTGGCGGTGGAACCATCCCGTAGCTATGTGTCTATCACAGTGAGCACAGTAGAGTTTGGGTCGGGTTTGACCTCGTAGTTTTTCTGTCCTGGCTTGAATTGATTCTACACTCATCTTGGTTGGGTTAGCAGCTTTGGTAGCACGGATCAGTGCCTTTTGTTCTTCACTCATTGGCACACCTTTGTTGTGTGCAACTTGCTTGCCTTTTTTGGCTTCACTGATTCTGCGACGAGTTTCTTCTGATACTTCTACTCCATAGCGAGCATTACCTTTTCCAGATTTAATTTTAGACATTAGTGCCTTGTATTCAAGTGTTTGGTATACTGTTGATTTTTTTGGTTTACCTTTTTGCGCTTCTCGCATTTTTTGTTTGTGTTCTTTGCTTTTAGGTTTGTCTTTGTGAAAGTCACTGATCTTTTTATTTGATTCTACAGTAGGCACAATGTATCCTGCTACATTTTGATTGAGCCAACGATCATCGTGTAAGACATTACAACGGTGTAACACACGAGTTTCCCAGTTACTTGCTTGTTCTTTTGTTTCAAATATTCGGCGTATTTCTGTATCAAAGCTGTCTGCGCCAGTTTCTTCTATCAGTTTCTGAACACCCAGACTGCTAGTGAAGTAGTGTTTCCAAAGATCGTTTACAGGATCTACTCGGTTGGCCGAACGGTATCCATAATATACTTTGCCGGAAGGTCGATGTCGGATTAGATAGGTGTAAGGTTTCACATTGTTATTTAGTTTCTCACTGCGATTTCACCTTATAATAACATATTCAGAAAGAAAAGTCAACAAAAAAGCACCCGAAGGTGCTTTTTTGATTTGGTAAAATACCAATCGAAGATTAGCTGAAGCTCAAATTCGAAACGGCAATTTCCCCGACGTAGTCGCCAGCATTGCCAAACGAGCTGGCAGTGTTGGTCAATTCAATGTAGCCATATCTTGTCATAAAGCTAACCACTGGTTCGAATGTTGTTGGATCCAACACAACACCACTGCTCATCAAAGGAATGTATGGGCAGTAGAATGCTGGAGCATCTGCTTCTGAACTACCTTTGTAACCGACCAACACTGGTGTTGTATCAGCTGCATAAGAGTCAACGAACACACGCATAGCGCCGTTCAATGTACCAACAAACTTGGTGTTTGTAGGTGCTTCGAATGTGCCTTCTGTGGTACGTGCAAAAGCACTAGTGGTTGCAGATTGCAACACTGTGAGTGCGGCAGAACTCACAACAGCATAGTTACCTGCGCCACGACGTGTGCGTTGGGCAATCAAGTTAGCAACACGGTTGATCAAAACAGCCAATGCGGCGTGTTCGTCACCAACGAATGTAGCAGTACCTGAAACAGTTGCTTGGTTGTATGTGAACTCAGTTGCTGCCAAACTACGTAGACTCAAAAGAATCTCTTGGTCAATTTCAGCAGTGATCTCTTGAGCCAAAGCAGCCATAATTTCTGCTTCAACGTCAATACCGTGCATGGCTTGTGCATCTTGTGCAGATTCAAAAGTCCAACGTGCTTGCAACTTACGTGTACGAGCTTCAACGGCTTGTTTCAAGATTTGCACAGAAATTTGCTTACCGCCTGTACCTTCCATGGTTGCTGTTGCGCCACCTGTGTAAGCAGCAGCAGTACTAGTACCTTGTGGCACAGTTGAATATGCTTGTGCAATTGTGAATGGGCTCAATGCTTCTTGACCAGCTGTCACGCTTGTGGCGGCAGCAGAATTGTCAGTCAAACTCTGTGCGTAACGAACACGCAGAGTGTGGATTTGACCAACTGGACCAGTCATTGGCTGAACGCCTACCAATTCGTTAGCAATAACGGTTGGCATAACACGACGGATAACTGGCAGAATCACACGGTTAAGTGTGGCGATGTTGCCAGATGCTGTGGAACCAGCAGTTGCGTTTTCTTTCAAATACTTGCGTGTATTCTCAAGGATAACGCCCATGCTGTTGCGCTTTGAGCCGTTTAGACCTTCGAGCAATGCTTCTTTGGTCTCGCCCCAGCGGCTTTCTAATAGTTCTTGTGACATTTAAGTCTCCTTATTTAATTATAACCCTGCCAGGCGCTTTAAGTCGATCACATTACTACGATCTTCCTGCTGACCACTTGGAACAGATTTATCCCCAGTTGCTACTGAAACGTTTTCTGTAATCACTTTTTTAGCTTTTACAGAGCGGTCTTCCAATACTGCTGGCAGATACTTTTCGAATGCGTTTTTCAAACGGGTTGTCTGTACGCTTTCAAGCAAATTACGCATAACATCTTGCTTTTCCCGGTTTAGGGGTGCAAGCAACATTTCCATGGTGCTTTCGCGCTCATTGGATTCTTTGATTATACGTATTTCACGTTCTTTTGACTCCACAACAACTTTGGCTCGTTGTGCGAGTCGGATGGCTTCCGCCAATTGCTTGTCACGGCGTGACAATGCACTATACAACTTGCGAACTTCTGCTTTCTCATTCAGGTGAGTAGCACCAAATTCACTTGCGTATGCTTCAAAGATACGACGACCAAAATTGTTCTCGCGAGCAATTCGGATGTCTTCTTGTAATTGTGAAAGTTCTGTCTTTAGATGACGGCTAACAGCCTGACTCATTTTCTCAGCGGATTCTTTTACGAAACGCACTTTGAGTGTTTCAAGTTTTGCGCGGGCTTCACGGACCAAGCGGACTTTTGTTTCCACTACGTCGCGTTTGTCTGCGGCAAACTCTTGAATTTCACGAGCCAATGCATGCACCATGAAGTTTTCGAGTTTAGCGAGTCCTTCTGTGTGCATCCGACGGTCTTTACGCAATTCGCCAATTTCTTCTGCAAGTTTCGTCACCAAGAAGCCGTTAAACTTCTGTGCTGACTCTTTTATCTTGTGTTGGAATTTGACACGGTCTTCGCTCAAGTTGCGCTTTTCAGCGGCTACCTGAGCAATTTCTGCGGCCAAACCTTCTGTTACCATTTTATCCAAAGCCTCTACCATCACTGTCTTGTCATGCTCATAGCGTTGTGCGAACTCTTCACGTAGTTCTGCACGAGCCTGTTCACGAGCCTCACTTAACTTGGCTTCCCAAGCTTCTGTGATCTCTTGACGAGTTTCCTCGGTGATCAGGTCGCTATCTAGCAATGGTTTGATTGCATCTAACATTAGTAGATTCTCCTTAGATCTTGAGTTCTCTGATGAGTTTTACAACTTCATTCTTGAGATACTTCTGCACTTTGTTGTCTTC